AGTGCCAAGAGAACTGGTAGAAGATAAGCCTGACGCGGAAACAGTAATATCAGCCATGACTCACCTATGAAGTTGTTACAGTAACATTTCCAACAGAGGCCGTAGCTGTAACGTAGAAGTTAATTTGTAGGTTTCCAACAAGCCCTGTAACATTAGAAAGCAGCGCACTCTGGAAGTTTTCTGTTTCTACTGTAACAGTTCCTAACGAAGTTGTCGCCTGATTACCTGTGGGTTTAGCAGGAATCATAAAAGTTGTTCTAATGGGAGTAATATTAAAAATATTACCGCTACTCTCAATGTAATACTTTTGATGCGTACCAATACCAATAAACGGCGTGTTATTTAGAGACTGCCATGAATGCAAAGCTCTTGGCGTACCAACTATTGTATCGTTTGTACGAGACTCCCACCCACCTATTTTTTCAGGATAACCAAACCTAAAACGTATGAGGTCACTGTCAACCCACCCACCTTCGTTTGAGTAAGCTGTTGTGTCTTTAACCACTCCAGGTTTGAACTGTAGCTTGGTTAAAGGCATTTATGCGAGGTCTCCATGAATTGAAGTTGTCGTATCGTCTCTATCTTGCAACGTGCCAGAAGCGTTAGAAGTAAAAATTCTAATGCTAGCAGCCGCCACACCCCCACTATATATCCCATTAAAAAACGTACAGGAAATTCCTACAGCATAAAGTGCACTTCCCATATTATTAGTAAAACTTAAATTAAAATCACCAGTTGTGTTGTCTGTTACAGATGAGTAATTAAAACTATCAGCAAAAGCAACTGTACCAGCAAGACCATTAAAATTTGAAAAAGCCTTCGCCAATCCCTGTTGCAAGGTTGTGGTTGTGCTACCGCCTTCAGCAGTTACAGCAATAGAACTAGCAGTGGTCTTGCCAGTAAGCTCGTCTGTTTTCGCCTCTGTAGTGTTGACGTCAACAATCAGGGCGGCTAAGTCTGCGGCTCTACTCATGCTAGATCTCCAAAAAACGCTATTGAATGTGCGGCATTTGTATCAGTAAGTGTGCCACCTGATGCGGTAACAGCACGGGTAATAAATGAAGATGCACTTGTATCATCAACTGTATGAGTCCGATTATAGCTACTATCGTGATTGCTAATTAAAGCTGCTACAGCCAAAGCCCCAGTAAAGGCAGTGCTAACTGCAACAGTATTTAATCCAGCAGAGCCATCAGTAACACTCGATATGTTCATTGAAACTGTAGAATTGCTACTAGCATCTTCTTGCAAGTTTCCTGTTACTTTTGCAGTTCCCCCTGCAACAAAGCTCATGCCAATGGAGTTGTTACCTGCACTATCTTTTAAGGTGTTTACTCTCAGTTCGCTTGCCATTACGCGAGGTCTCCAAAAATTGTTGCATCTCCTATGCCAGGGTCAGTTCCAACGCTACTAGCATTTTCTATATCCATTACATAATTACTAGTTGTTCTGTTACAAATTCCTGCGGGATTAAAATTACCAGCATCTGTAGACCCACTTACCCCAGAACCTGCAGCATAATCATCATTGTTCATATTTGAAGAGAACGCAAAAGTGTAGTTTCCTGTGCCGTTGTCGGTGTCCGAACTAATGTTGAAAGAATCGCGTATCATGTCGCTGCTAGCCGTGCCAGTACCCTTTACATTAATCCAAGACTTTGCCAACCCCTGCTGCAAGTTAGTCGTGGTCGAGTTACCCTCGCCAGTAATCGCAATAGACCCAGCGGTAGCTACACCTGTAATTGTGTCTACTTTAAGTATGCTTGCCATTATGCTAGGTCTCCTACAGTCATGCAATACGAGCCATTGTGATCTTCCTTAGCCCCATTTGAACTACCATTAGATCCGTAATAAGTGTGAAAGTTAATTAAAGATGCAGACTGAGAACTATCCCCCGCTTGGTCTGAATTACTACCGCCCCTAGTATCTCCTGAATTGCCACTAGCACCGTCATTTACGGTGTTAAAAGTATTAGTCATGATACACTTGTCAGTAGCACTAGATAATCCGTTAGTATAAGTGCTAGTAAAATCACCTTCCGCATTATCAGTCAAACTGCTCTGATTGAATGACCCATCTGTTGTTTGGTTGACAGCATCATAGTTAACCCAATGTTTAGCGGCCTGTTGCTTAGTCAATGCAACAGGGCCAGTGCCAGCCTTATCTGCAATAGTATCTACATTCAATACACTGGTCATACAATGCTCCAATACCCGTTAACAGTCACGGTAGCGGACTGTGTGATTGGTCCTGCCGATATGCCGTTCTCATCGCTATCAATAGTGATGTCCGCGCTGATGGTCTGACCATTTAGACGGATGATGCTGTTGTTGCCCTTAAATGGGTAGCGGGTATCACTTTCAGTCTTAGTATACGAACTAGCCACGGCAAACGTGTCATACACAACCATCTCAACAATGTCGTTTAAAGTAGCGGCTGTTACCAAAACAACGCTGGTGCCTGTTGTAGCGGCATAATCAGTTCCAGGCTTGAGAAGAACACCATTCTGATACACATCCATGTACAGACTATCTGTGTAAGTCAAAGTTTTACTGTCACCGTCACTGCCACTAAAGGTAGTCTGACTAGCAGTTGCTTGATAAACGAAGCGGTTGCGAACACCGAACTCTGGGGATTTACCTATGTATGGCATTATGCAACCCTCACTATCGATAAAAACGTAACACGAGCATCATCTCCACCTGTCACTAAAGAGGAAGCTAGTATGGCATTTATATCTTCACCTATTTTCCAAGTTCCAGAACTTACCATGTTGGCATAGGCTTGTAATCTAACTTTTGTTGTAGCAGTTGTTGCTTTGTAAATAAAAGCACCAGATTCTGTTAAAGAACCGTATTCACCACCAGCATTATCTTGAAGATGACCGCTATTGCCCTGTATTGAAGCAAAGGTTGAACCATCTGTAGCAACTTGTACTTGGACACCGTGGTCAACTATTTGCTCAGTGTTTGTAGTAGTAGAAGATATGCCCACACTGTAACTAATTAAATAAACACCGTCACTGCTACCTAATAGATAAGCATCGTTTGAAGAATCAAATTTTGATTTAGTATCATACTTAACTGTACCACTACCCCCAAAATCTACAGTGACGGTTGTGTTGTCAGTTAAGCTACCTTGCAGGGTTGTTAAATCAACGTGAAAGTATTCTTTGTCCGCTAAATCAATTCCATGAACAGGGTCTACTTTAGTTAACGCCATCTACCTATACTCCGAAAGGGATAACCCCTACGCTTATGCGTAAGGGCTAGCACCAAGTACGTCTGTATCCCAAGCTGCCTTCAGCTTTGCGATTGTGTCTGCATCAGTAATTGCTTTTGCAGCAGGCGCATCACGAAGTGCTTTCTTCTTGTTTACAGAAGCAGTCTTTGCGGTTGCATTGTCAGCCTCTAGTGCCTTCATGTACACTACGTCTTCTGCATCAAGCAGAGGCGCACGAACTTCACGGATCTTGTCCTTGAAGATTTCTTTTGCTTTTGTCATATCTTCAGAGATGACTTTGCCATTCAAAGTCCATGCTCCACGAAAATGACGGTCTGATGGAACGGTAACAGTTGAGGCATCAACCTGATTGCCGTCCTTATCTACAATATAAGTTGTTGCCATTGGGTTACTCCTTATGCGGCTACAGTTTTATCAGTGGCTAGGTCTTCACTAATCTTCCAAGCATTACGCCACTCTCTTGTTGCTGGAAGCTGTTCTTTTTTGCATATTACCAGTTTTGGCTTGTTACCGCTATCCCACTCACGCCAAACATGTTGTGGGCAGTCTTTCATTATGAGATATTCTAAGGCTTGCTCCTCTGTCATAGCCTCAACAGGCTCTGTGTTATGCAAGAGATAGCCACGAGTATGCTTCTTGAAGTCTGGCTGTGCTTCGTCTTTGGCAAGCTCCCAATACACCCATACTGGTGGTAGGATGCCACCCTGCAATGCACAGGCCATCCAATTAGGGTCTGGCACGAGTATCTTGGCGCACTCGTCTATACTGTCTTCATACACGACACGATACTCAGACTGATGCGGCTCAAGGTTTTCTTTTGCCCAACATAGCCTATCCCATAAGTGTGTGCCTTGAAATTTAGGTGTTTCCATTATGTTAAGTCTCCGTGTACGGTTATACCCAATCTTGGTGCGTCAGTTCCTCCAGACCAGTTCCCGCTACCTGTCCAAGAACTACAAAACCCGCCAACGCCCGCTGTTGACAACAAACCCGCGTTAGCATCCGTTGATTGAAAAAACTGCGCCCTATCATATGTTGTATCTCTAGCAAATAAACTAATTGTATAATTAGCATTAGCCATAGAACTTGTGTAGGAATAGCTAAATTGTCCAGTCCCGTGGTCTGTTAGACTTGCGGCATTTAAACTGTCATCTATTGCTGCTGTTCCAGAACCATTAAATCTTATCCAAGACTTCGCACTACCATTCACAACGAACTGCGTATCAACCGACCCTGCGGTGCTGTGTTCTAGTTGGTCTGCTTTTATCTTTCCTAGAGCCATTATGCGAGGTCTCCGTGTACTGAACTACCAGTTTGCGTTGTATCTTGCAATGTGCCACCCGTATCTCTTATTCTTTGGTAATGGGAATTACTCCCACTGCCAAATATTTCGCCAACTCCATATGTCCCATTTGAACACAAATAAACAGATATGGCGTTGCCTGATACATTATTAGTGTAAATTACTTGCATATTTCCGGTTCCGTGGTCTGTAACGCTACTTACATTCCATGATTGCTGATTGATGTTGTTAGTAAGGTCATAATAAATACCTACCACTGCTAATCCATCTTGCATTTTCATGGTTACTGAGCCATCAGTGACCGTCACATCCCCAGCAGTGCTTACGCCAGTGAGCTTATTTGTTAGTATCTCACTCATGCGAGGTCTCCGTGAATAACTACCATAACAGGGTCTAAATCAATTGCATCAGCCGCATTATGTGCATCGGTTACGCCAAACCTACAGCTACCAG